CTTGTTCAGCGGAATCAGCTCACTAAACCTGCATATTCATAATTTCACTTTGAATATTTAGCCAGTCAGGTTGATGTGCGTTGAAGCGTGGTTTTACAGAGACATACCGCAAGTCACAAACTGCCGTAGTGGTGGTTTTGAGGTGATTTGCGGTATTTTTTTGTGCTACATGTGTGCTACGGCTAAATTATTGGTCTGAGCGGTTCATAAACGGACACTACCTCCGCCGTCACTTTCCCCAGCACGATAATCCCTTCCATTCCCTCTCCGTCGATAGTCTCTCCGTCTGAGGTGATAATCCCTGTACTGAACAATCTACCCAGTTGCGGGAACTCGCCTATCTGGAATGCGATTTTGTCGCCCGGCAATGGCTTCAGGGATTTGTCCGCCAGCACGAACCCGTCAGGCGTCTCAATCAGTATCATGTTGTTGCGGTGAGGCATCAGTACATCGTTCAGGTCGATGCGCCGCTCGATGTAATCGGACGCTGGTGATGGAAATCCCATAGTTACCTCACGTATCCCATGTTGCGTAGCGACCAGGTCTTATTCTCGCTTTCCTCGGTAACCAGCTCGAAGAAGAAGTTCTGGTAACGCCTAATCCACCGGTTGCACTCTGCCAGCGTCCACACGTGATTAACGTCATCCAGACGCTTCTGGAATGCCGCCGTGGTGACAATCTGCCGTCCTCTGCCATCTGTTGTTATCGCTCCAGTGAATGCTGCGTGTATGTCACTCTCTCTCGCTATGATAAATCCTCCTCTGATAAATACTGTATGGATAAACAGTAATATCGATCGGTAGTTTTGATCAAGGCGGAGTAGGTCACAGATTTGTAAAGGGATTGATGGTGCAGGGTTTTTAGTTGGCGCTGGACGTGGTGAGTGACTAATCTCAAATCACCCACCCCGCAGCCTGCTTAGATGGGCGCGGTCTGTACCTGCCCCGTCGCCGGGGCTTTTTTATTTCTGATTTGACGTTCCTCTACTTAATCATCAAAGTATGCGGAAAATCTTAAACCAACTGAACATGGTGTAATCTTGATAGAGAAAAGAAGTAACTTAGTCGGCCATTTTCCGGCTGCAGATGGAATCAGGGGATTGGCTGTACTGATAGTGCTTATCGTACACAGCATGGTTATGTTCTTTCCAAATACTTATGAAGGCCTTGCAGGCTCAGGAAAGATTGGCGTTTGGCTTTTTTTTGTCCTAAGCGCTTTTTTGTTGACTAACAATTTTATTAAAAAGGGCTTTGGATTAAAGAACATCACGTCATATGCAACAGGAAGGATTATCAGGATAATGCCTCTATATATAATTACACTGATTGCATATTGCGCATTTGGCTACTTCCCACCACAAACAGCCTATGAAATATTCAAGCTTAATTTCCCTTGGGGCCACTTATGGACAATAGCAGTTGAATTTAAATTCTACTTTATCCTTCCTTTTATAGCTTACATTCTTATCAAGGCTAATGAGAGGTCAGGAATTGTAGCTGCGATGATGATTGCAACAGTACTTATAATTTTTCAGCAATATTTCTATCCCTATTATGAAGTAAAGCCTAGCTCTACTGATATGACCGGATATATATCTTCATTTATCCCAGGCATGTGCTGTGCTATCGTGCTTAACAAATCAAATTCAAACAATAACGCATGGTCAGACTCTGCTTGCTTTATAATCATTGCTGGCATCATTTTGTCCGTCCCCTACGTGCGTCAAATGGTTTTTGGCATCCCATACGATGGGTACCTTCTTGACAAGCACCTGCATTTTTCTCTGGCATGGGCATTGTTAATTTATTTTGCATTGAATTCAGAAGGATTGGTTTCGAAATTTTTTCTGTACCCAGTCTTTAGACTGCTTGGGAAATGGAGCTTTTCGATTTATCTATTTCACTGGTTGGTTTACACTCAGCTAACAAATCATTTTGCGGGCAGCTACCTATGGGCGACTTTATCGATTTTCATCGCCATCGCCACTGGAGCAGTAATTTACTTTCTCATTGAAAAGCCAATCGAAAAATCACGTCATATAATAATGAGGATGATTTAACTTTCCCGATATCGGTTGGGGCAAAAAGCCCCACCATTAAATTTACTCAGGCCAGTAAAAACTTTTCTTTTTCTTTTCGTAAGCCATCCCCGTTGATGCCGGGTTCTGCTGGCTTATTTCGATAAGATAAAAGCCATCTAATTCGAAATCTGATTCAGCAACTATAGTATTTTCCACCACATCCGTAGCGGTAGAGATTAATGCATAGCTTTTCGGGTCCATTATGCATACTCCGTAATGATTACATAACCGTTGGCGCCAGCACCAGACGCATAAAAAGATGTTGATGTTGCTTTGGTCCCACCAGCTCCGCCGCCTCCAGGAAATCCACCTTGGTCGCCCACCCCTGCGCTGTGAGGTAATCCACCAAATGAATTAAAAGCCCCGCCTCCTACTCCCCCTAATGCATTAACCGGTCCTTGCCCGCCCTGCCCTGACACAGCAAAAATAGTTCCGCCATTTGTGCTTGAGCCGGGTGAAGAACCGGATGTGCTTGTCCCTCCATTCCCACCACTTGCAGAAATAAGACTACCAACAGAAGATGAGCCCCCATTACCTCCCGAACCTGCAGTATTGGCCGCTACGGAGGTTCCACCGCTGCCTACAACTACAGTCGCGCTGGTCAAAACTGAAATGTCGAACATCCCTTCACTATAACCACCGCCCGCACCAGATCCTCCTCCCGCAGCAGTTGTAGATGTATTCCCACCGCCACCACCAGCCCCCCAGCATTTAATGAGCGCTTTCTTAGCACCTGCGGTTTTAGTCCAGGTGCCACTAACGCTAAAGACCTGAACATTGAGAAGCCTTCCGGGTGTAGCAGTTAGCAGCCCAGACTTCAGATTTGCCAGTAGTATAGCTGGCGTTCCATTGTCGAGAACATCAACAGCTGCAGTATCAGAAATATATTGCGCCAGCACATAAGCCATAACTGTGGCCTGTCTGAGCGCCTTGTTAATTTGAGCCGATGACGCTTTTCCTGCCTGAAATCCCGTAGCTAGTGCAGCCAAGGCTTCGTATTCATTCTGGCTGCTGACGTTAGCACCGCTACCAATAGCGAACGGTTTGAAGTTATTTGTAGCCATTAAATATTTACTCCCCATGCGCCGTCATCAAATCCGGCTATATAGTCATTATCAATGTCAAAGCCAAAAAACTTTGAACCTACTGAAGGTGTTAAAATAGAAGGGGTCTGCACATCACCGGCCCATACTCCCGCAGCTTTAACTGTCAGGTAACCTTGCTTAATTGCAGAAATAAGTTCACGAGAGACCAGGGATATATCTGTTTCTGGGAAAACCCAAACAGCGATAGTCATATCCTGGTTGTCGACGATCTGCATTTTCAGCCCTGAACCTTCCAGAGCCGCTTCCAAAATTGGAGGGAGGCTGTCGTTTTGCCCGTTCCAGTTGTTGATGGCAATTTTGGCCTTCATGATTATCCGGTAGGTTTCATCGCTCAGGCTTGTATATCCTGCATCCGGGTCATATGGCCCCTGCCACACGCCCTGATCCCAACCCAGGCCAGCTGTATCAAACGAGAAATAAACGCCAGATATTGGCTGGCTGACAATCCGGCTCCTGCCAATCCACTCACCCAACGCATCAAGTTGAACGCCAATCGCCTCATCAATATCAAACGCTGAAATCAGGCCGTACATTGCAACGGATACGTCTGTCAGTGGCCGGGTCGACAAATCAACGTGATCAACAAAAAGGGGCTTTCCCCTGTGATAGTTGGTTATACGGTCTGTGTATTTACTCATGACGACACCGTGATAGAGATGTTTGCTACGCTGCAGGTGGCGGATTCGTTGTAGGCAATGATGATATTCGAAGCAGATAAAGCATCAGCCGATTTTCCTATCTGCAGGCTGTTGATGTCGTAATAACGAGCATTGCCGCCACTGACGACACCGAGGTTTGCTGGCGAATACAGGCGACTGAGCAAGACATCATCCCCGATTGTCAGAGAGTTGATGTAGTCAGCTATCGCCTGCTTTATCTGCTCACCAATTTGCGTGGTGTAACCGGTGAACACCTTCAGCACCAGAGCCACATAAATCGGGACATTAGTCGGTCGTGAAAAGCTGATGTTGTGCGGGTTGCCGTATTTGTCAGGCACCTGGGTGGTTGTGCTGCCGAACGTCCCCACGCCCTGACCTTTTTTCCCCCGGATGGTTTGTGCAATCAGGGTGACATCTCCGCCTTCCACAATGGCCGCGATAGAATGACCGGGAATGCCGTTGGCATCAGTAGCGCCGGTATCGTTCTCATAGAGTTTGTGACGGGTCACGCCAGCGACATTAGCCAGTGCGCCATCGACGGCTTCAAATGGTGTCAGGGATGGGATAGCAACGCTCTGGCTCTGCCTGATACGCAGTGCCGAGTCCTTTTCCGCATCTGAGCCCACTGCGGCCGCAACTGAGTTGGTAACGCTTGTCCAGTTGCGAGTCGGGGTGTTGATCTGATTTATTGAGCCAATCACAGCGGATACTGCGCCCGGAACGGCGCAGGTTGCTGTCACAGTCACTGAGCCACCCACGCCAATCGTAACGCTGGCGGGTAGGTTCCAGATAATACCGTTCGCATCTTTAACGGAGCCGTTGGTGATAGTGGTGCCGGCAGCGCCGCTTAGCGTCAGGTCAACCGTTGAATTCGTCGAAGGCTTTCGCGTGATACCGTTAATTTTGATGTTGCGGGTAAGAGCGTCGGTCATGGCGGTTGATGGTGAGAATGAGGTGTAAACCTGAATCGCCGTGTTGTTAGCGTCATGCACCGACAGGGCTACCAAAGCCACCATCTGGCCGTCTTTACTGTCCGGATCTAAGTAAGCGTCGGTACCATAAATCTGCTGAAAATATTCGGTGAGTTTACTCAGTATCGTCTGGTAATCGGGCGCACTTATCCCTGAGGCGGTCACCGTAGCGGAGAGCCCCAGCGTATCTAAATTGAGAGCCATTATGCCTCGCTTGTGACGGTCGTCGTTCCGTAGATGGTGTCGATGGTTGCGGTGAAAATCACACGCCGGGAGGAGGTGTTCAGGTTGGTATCGAATGACTTAATCGAGTTTACACCGGGCGTCTCAAGTATCCTTTTACGGATAGCCAGGTTGTACGTTTCTGGTTTCTGCTTCCCGAGGACCGATTGCACCCATGGTGTGCCTTCTGTCGTGTCGAGGAACCACTGACCGTACCAGAGCAGGAATCTCGTCTTGATCGCTTGGGCAACACACTCCGGCGAGTTAATCAGCCAAGTGTCATCCCCTTTCCCAAAGGTGTAATCACCGTTTTCATCTTCGCGTCTGTATCGCATCTTTATGATCCAAGAGGGTTGGTGTTGCTGCCGCCACGCTGGATTCCGCCGTGAGTATGCTGATCAACTATCGTTCCGTCGACAAGCTGCAGGCGCCCATCCGATAGTATTTGCAGTCCATTTAAATCAAAGCCGCCCGGTGCAGTACCGGTTATTTTCCCTGTCGATGGGTTGAGGCTTATCTTTGTGTCGGCATCGTCACTGCGAAGCTCTACGGCACTGGTGTTTATGGCGCTTATTTTCTGCGCCTGAGACATCGGGCCCACCAACGCGAAAGCATCAGAAAGGTCATGCTGCCGCGGGTCAACCGGCTCCTGAATACCTCCGTTTTGCCACCAAAAATCAATGCATCGGTCACTGAAGATAACCAGACACTCATCACCCGATTTTACCGGGAACGTAAGGGTGCACCCTCCACCGCGGGGAAATATCACCGGAACATCCAGAAGCAACGGCAGTGGCTGAGACTTGAAGTTGCCTAACTCGTCAGCTGTTTGCCCGCTAATCGCTGGCTGCACCGTGCAGGTTACTGCTATCGGATCGAAAGACTGGATAATGCCAGGCATGGAGACGCGGAGCATGGAGAAGATGGAATCTGACAGCGCTTTGTAGGCCTGCGATTCGCCGCCAGCCTGAGATTGTGGTGAAACTGGCATATTAGCTCCAATAAAAAACCCGCCGAAGCGGGTTCATTAAATCGCGACTGACTTAGATTTTCTTGCAGTCATACGTGCCGAACATTCGCGGCTCGTTCATGTTCGATCGGATGGCCTCTACGTTCAAGATGGCTTTGCCATTGCGTTTGATATAGTCCATGCCGTAATAGCCGGGGTAATCTGTACGCGGCACCATCCATTGGTACTGAACGGATGAGTAATCCTTTTTAGCGGCGAGAAAAGTGAACTTCTGGCTCACCGGACGGATGTTATTGACGTGAGCAAATCCATCATCACTCGATGATATTAAAAACGGGCCACATTGCATGATAGGTTTTGGCGCTGCAAAGCACACAGTTGAAAACATAAAAGCCATGAATGCTGTAGCGCCTAACTTGCTCATGTGGAAATACCCCGAGTGATAGCAGTTGATGTCTGAAGGTCTGCGGAACCTCTGGCGCTGCACATCAAATCCATATACCAGGCTTGTCCGCGTGTATCACCAGTATAACTGATGGATTGCACGATATACACGCCATCGGTCGCAATACTTGCGGGCTGTTGCAGTGTTCCGTTAACGTTCAGATTCCCGTTATTTTCGGTCTCAAATATGCGCCAACCCGACCGCTGCACTTCATCGCTGGAAAGCGCTGAGCGATACACAGAAGCCTGGTCCAGCTCTATCAGTCCACCAACCCGGATATTGGGATTGATCAGGCATCGCACGTTAACGCCAGCGCCCATGGTCTGCTGTGGCATGCCGATGAGTCCGGTACAGCTGTTAAGCACGATCGCCTCATGGATGTACTTATCAGTGCTGACCATCTGCGCCTGACCATCCACAATCTGCCAGTTGGCATTGCACTGGTCAGCCACATTGCTCATCACGTCGCGCGCCATGCCATACATCACACGCCCGCGAGGAAATACGGTGTCCGGCATCTGAGCGGTAATGCCCTGCGTCACGCCAAATGGCTGGAAGCTCTGCATCGTGGCGGCATGCAAATCTGCCACCGTGTAACCCGCTGCCAGCGTCGTGTTGACCTTCGCGGCCACAAAAGCCTGATGACCGTCAATGGCCTGAATCAGGATGTAAGTGTCGGTCGGGTTATCGCGCCCGGTTATCGTAAAGCGAATCTCGCCATCGAATATCTGTCCGAAGTTCTGCCCATCCGTCTGACCCACCTGAGTCGCATCGACATTGCGCGCAATACCTACCTGGCTGGCATCGACCGGCGTGGCCAGACCGTCATAACCGGCGATCATCTTCAGCCTGGAAAACTCCTTGCCCTGAATCCGGCTGACAGTGTCTTTCTTCAGGTTATAGATTTTCACCGTCGCAACGCGCGGCCATAGCGCATTCGTCCACTCGATATTAAATACGACTTTGAAATCTGAAAGGCTGATGCCTGCGCCTGACTCGTCGACAAGAAGCAGTTCAAAGTGGCGCATCCAATTCTGGCTCATGCTCACTCCGTGATTACGTAGAGATGGCTGCGAATGCCAAGGTCAGTTTTGGTTGGGTAATCCTGCGAAGCGTCATCGCAGGCCACCTCAAGCGCGAATCCCAGATTAAGGTAGCCCCACTGCGAAAGCAGGTTTCCGCCTGTCACCATGGGGATTCCGCTGACGATTTCATTGCCGCCGCTATCCATCAAATCAAGCACCCACGCGAAGTCACGCCACTCTACCTGTACCCTGTAGGTGGTGTTGTTCAGGTTGATATTGAATGCCTGATTGTCCGGAGAGAGCGGGATTTCATATCCCTGCATGTTTACCCCGACACATAGCTGTAGAGTTTCGAAAGCACTGACTCATTGGCGCTTTTGACTGACTTGATGCCGGTGTTCTGCACTGGTGACGTGCTTACTCCATCCGTCATGTCTGTCTTATTGGCCACGCTGATCGTCTGAGTCTGCGAGATAGGAACTTCTTTGAGCGTAAGAGACGCCATCAGGACATTTTCAGACGTCCGGTCGGTAGTGACATCGAGCACGCGGATCAGCATGTTGCTGTAAATGCGCTTGCCGGTGACCACATCAAACGGCACGCGACTGGCCTGTAGGTCAAGAAGCCGCTGATAGGTCTCTTTCGGGCTAAGCCCAAGACTTAATCCAACAGATGAGGTGTCAAGCAAGTCAAGCAACGAGCCGCCACCGGCAAAGCCGACGTCCATTGTCAGCTCTGATGGGCGCTTGTAAGCATGGTCAGCGATCGGCGAGCCCAGTTCAGTAGGATGCTCTGTAATTTCCAGTACATCGCTGTGCTTCTCAGAGATAACCACGTCCGGGATGATCAGGCCTATCTTCCTGCTTTGCTGTGAAAACAGCGTAGAGAGAATATCCATTATCTGACCGCCGGAGTAAGTTGCTGGGTTAGACGGGAGTTAACGCCCATCTGCCGTTCTGCCACACTGCTACCGGCACGCTCCGGATCGCTCACCCCGTGAATATGGATGTTTGTTTCCTGATTGACGGTAGGTGAGGCAGCGCCAGAAGCTGCACGGCGTACAAGCTCGCTTGAGTAGATGTTGCGGCCATTCTCATGGTGAATGATGCCGTTCATCAGCTGAGAAAGCACCTGTGGATTCTGCAGGTTAAGCGCGGCTTTGGGGTCAACACCAAGGCGTGATGATATGGAGTTAACATAAGCACCAGTGTTGTTCTCGGAAGATGGCGCCCAGGTGGATATGATGCCTTCAACAGAGTTTATTCCACGCTTCGCGTACAGCATCAGCTGGCGGGCCATGGCGCGCAGGCCATCATAAGCAGACTGGAATTTAGCGAACCGCCCGCCACTGCGCTCCAGCATTGCGCCTGCCTGACCTGCATAGTTCAGGTTGCCGGGGTTATTGTTTCGCTCCCCGCGCTTCAGTGACTGTGCATATTGCGAGGCTGGCCCGTCGACAGGGTAGATGGCTTCGGGTCCGTCATCTTCGCCGGGCATTTTGTCACTTGCAGCCGGGCCCGCTGGCTTGCCACCTTCGCCACTGAAGAAGTTCAGCATGTCCTGAGTATCTTTCTCATTGACGATATGGAGGCGCTGCAGAGTTTTCCAGAACGGGCTGTTAGCAAACTTCTGACCAATCTGAGTCAGGAAGCCGCCAAAGGCGCGGTTAACAGAGGCGATCGCATCATTGATAGACTTCGACCAGTCGCCTTTCATGAAATCAGACAGTGACTGGAGCGTGCCTTTCCATGTCAGGGTGCCGTCGTTGAGCTTATTCAGCTTATCAGTGAACCAGTCCAGCGCCTTTTTAGCGGAGTCGATGCCTGGCTGCCACTTCTCCCAGTCGATAAGGGATTTCCCGCCAGCCTGCCACGTCTTGTAGTCGTCATACAGACTCAGGATGGCAAGGCCCAGCGCGATAATCCGGCCAATCGGAGATGTCAGAAATGCGCTGTTAACCAACTTCCACGCAAGCACAAGAGCGCCGAGCGTTTCAATCAGCTGCTGAGTGCTCTTATCGAGGGTGTTCCACCACTCACGAATATCTCCGGCTGCCTGGATGAGTCGGTAAACGACACGGCCTATCACCTCAGCCATCCAGAGGATGCCCTTAACACCACTGGTAATGGTCTGCTCTATCTTCGGGAAGTTATCAACGATCTGCTTACGCAATGTGTCGATTGATCCCGACAAGCCTTCTGCCAGGCTGGAGCCGATTTTATCGCGCGCTATGCCCGCCATTTGCCCGAAGGCGCGCAGCGAGGTCATGAACTTGTTGGAGCTGATCGCAGCCTGGTCAGCATTGAAGCCGATAGCCTTAGCCATCTGCGTGTATTGCTGATTGAACTGCCCCAGCCCCCGCCGCATCGCCATCAATGTGTTTTCATCGATGCCAAGCATCTGCGCATACTGGTTTGCGCGGTAGTACGGCATGTTACTGAGCTTCTGGCCCACCCCCGTAAAGATGCTGGCCATATCCCGCATGTTGCCGCTGGCGTCGCGGGTTTGCACTCCGAGGCGATTAAGGAATCCTTCTGAACCTGGGTTGTTGCGCATGAAGTGAGCTAGCCCTTCAATGGAGTTGCGGGCAGCATCGACCGACCCTCCCATTTGGCTAGCGGCATAACCTATGCGTTGGATTCCCTCAACTGTCGCCCCTGTTCGCTGAGACATCCAGTAAAGGTTATCTAACCCGCTGGCGATTTTGGCAGTAAAGGCCACCACTGAGAGAGCAGTGGCTTCTACTGCCGCGCCGAGCTTGACCACCTGAAGAGTGGTGCCCAGCACCACAGAGTCAAACTTGCGCGCGCCGGCATCGTCAATCTGAAAGCCGAGGCTTACCAGAAAATCCTTGATAGTCTCAGCGTTCATTATCCTGTCTCCAGCGCTCAATGCGGTTGTTGTTATCTGCTTTCAGGTCGAGCCAGTCATTCATGCGGGCTACGTCCGCGAGGTCTACTGAGCCATCTTTCAGCGCGGTGTAGCTGATGTACCCGGCGTCAACCGGGCGCATCAGAAAATCCTCGCCATCCGGCAGGGATTCAAGTGTCAGGCCGCTGAGTTGTCCGCAATCTCGTTGCCGGGGGCTGCGGGCAAAAAATTTCCCAGGCTGTCGCCTACCACCCGACCAACGATCTGCAACATGCTCATCAGGTCTAGGTCGTCGAACATTAGCGAACCCTGAACCATTACCGGCGCCCATACCTTGCCGTTCTGCCGTGCCACCACGGACAGGCAGGGGAAGATGATCGCATTCGTATCTTCTTCACTCATTTCTGCCAGTGAGTCCGCAATTTTCGGCAGCGCGCTTTCAATGGCTTTATTCACATCGCCACCCTGTGCGGCAGCCTTGACGCCCTGAAGGTCGCCAAGCATCCCGGCCAGAACCGGGAGCAGCTTGCGCGACACCTTCAACTGGTCGAAAACGCTGAGCTTTGATGCGCGGTAATTAACACCTTTGATTTCAAATTCCATCGATTAAAACTCCCCGAGCACTTCGTCGATTTTGCCGCCGTCAAACACCCATGCGACCATTCCGGCAACCTTTGGGTTGTTCCAGTCAGGCTGGCGCTGGAAAGCTGCTGAACGGATGGTAACGATGTCGCCTGATGCTTTGTTTCGCAGGAGGAACACGTTATTCCCCCACAGCGCAGAAGACTGGCTTTGCGCGTTGTACATCAGGGATAGCTTCTTATTTACCGGCGAGGTTTTCTGAAGGTTGATGGTGACGGTGCCGCTCTTGCCTGCATGCAGGCTATGCATTGTTTCTCCATCAGCACCAATCGTCATGGTGTTTTTAGCCTCGGTCATCGTTACCGTGATCCCCTCTTCGGAGTTCGCAGAGCCATAGCCAAGGTCGATTGAGCCGGTCGGGCCGGTCATGGACGCCGTAATGTCCATAAAGCTGTAGGTACTCATCTATATCCCCTTAGCGAACAACGTTGATCTGAACATCGGCATAGTGAACTGCACCGGCCAGTTTGATAGCTGCCTGAATCAGAGGCGCGCGGCGCTTCTCGCGGTCCGACTGAGCCTGTGATGACAGAGGCTGTGCGTACACGTAATAGCCTTTGGTCAGGGTGTCGCCTGCGGCAATCTGGCCGATGTCACCGCCATTCCATACGCCCGGCGCAACCAGACCATTCGAAACAGCCTGGTCCAGCGACATCTCAACGTTAGTGAGGAGACGCGTGATACCGGCTTCGGTCTGGGGGATTTTGCTGGTTGAGGTATACAGCAGGTTAAACAGGTTGGTCTGCACATAGTTCTGCAGCCAGTCCAGCCCGTGGCGCTCATCGAAGAAATCACCATTGGACATAACACCCTGCTGCAGGATTGCCGTGTCGTTAGCGTAATACACGTAGACGTTTGCATTCTTCGCATCTACCGCGGCAGCCTGGGAGCTGGTGAGAGTTTCATACGTCACACCAGGTTCAGTTTTGAACTTAAGGGTGATCGTGGTGTTGTTGCCGGTGAAGTTGACAGTGAAGGCACGCCCGAACGCCGACAGCGCCGCGTACTTACTCTTCGTTGAGTACTGCACAAAGGTACGACTGTACCCGGCCGCTTTGAGAGTAGAGGCGACATCCGACGTGGTCGCAGAGTCAATGATGCCTGAATCAGAGGACGTAACAGCAAACACGCGGCTCAGGCTTGATGCCTGAATTGCTGCTGCAGTCGCCGTAATCTCTGCCGGCGTCAGCTCGTCTTCGTCAGCAATGCCAAGGCCATACCAGTTGGTAAACTGCAGCACAGCAGTGATGGCCTCCGCCAGAGTTTCAGCGCTACCTGTCTCGCCGGTTGCCAGCGTTTTTGCCCATCGGCCGACGTAGACCTGAGCAGGCCGTGGTGATTGTGAAAAGTAAATCAGCGCAGCTTCGTACTCCGGACTGTCTTCGCCGAAATCAACGCCGATGTCCTCTGAGCTGGTATAAAGCCGGATACGCTCTGATACCGGAATAACAGTGGATGTGCCGAGAATGAGTAGCGAACCGAAATTACGACCCGTCGCCGCAGTGGGGGACATGATCACGTCAACGTTCACAACGTTGGATACAGGTAAGCCCTGTGCCATAGGTTAATCTCCAAAGAATGATACTGGCGCTTCGACCAGAGATTTGATGCCGTAATCGCGGATAACTTTGCGGCGCAGGCGCACAGTGATGTCGTACCGGCGCACCCACTGGTTATTGATGAGTTCGGGGAAGGCTGTCAGTTCACTATAATCAGCAAGTGAGAGCTCGTTTGTTTTCAGCGTTTCGTTGTTCTGCTCAACCGTCAGGCCATCGCGAAACAAGGTGGCGATCGACTGACTTTGCGGGCCATAAAAAGATGCGAGAGTTTCGATCACTTCATGCCGCCAGAGTTGATTGCCGTCATCAGTCTGCCGGACGAACGCCGGGGCGTTATCAGCCGTAAAGCCGATGATGCCAAAGCCGCACCAGTTCACGTCAGCAGCAGGAAGAGCAGCCTGTGTGGCTGTCCAGCGAGGCCTGACCATGCCTGGTGCTAATCCGGATAACGCTCTTGCCCACTGACTTAACTCTCGCTCAAGCGCCTCATCGTAGGCCTGCGGCACGCTGACAGGTGTCAGATAACCGGCTGCCGTGCTGTCATTACTCACCGGCGCCTCCGTCGAATGGCAGCAGTTCACAGTGAGCCTGGACGAAGCCAGCACCGTAAGCTGTGTAAGGGTCAACGAATGTGACGCGGTACTCTCGCCCACGGTAGGTGACAATGTCCGCATCAAGCCCGGTGTTGCCGCTGGTCAGACGGAAAACGGTCACAATCAGGATTGCGCCGTTAATGACCTGTCCGGCCTGCATGCGCCGGGCTTCCAGTGAGCGATCCACCGTCACCACTCCACCAAATGGCGTCACAGTGGGTGCGTTGCTGGGAAAGCCATCTGCATCGACAGTCTGGGCATTGCGCTTCACGGTGAGCGTTGTATCGAGGAATTCAGGCGATAGCAGAACGTCAGTAACATCAAGAGTCGGCATCTTTATCCCTCACAACGTGCGTGATTGAGCGGCGGTACTCGCCGGTGTCGATTAGCGG